ACAAATTCCCCAAAGGATATCCTGACATGAAGGATCCTAAGGATGTTGAATTACTTCATAAATTATTAAATGAAGTAGTTGATACTAAATCCCCACTTAATGAACAACAAGCTGATTACGACGATCGAATTAAAGATGCCTTAAATGTTGAACAAATTCCAATATGTCAAACCCCCCTTGAATTAGGTAACGACTTTAACTTAAATGGTAAAGATGGAGAAATTTGGGGTAAATTATTTGGTGTTAAACCACTAGCATCTAGAACAGGAAAACAATCAGGTGGATCAGGTAATGGAGAAGTCTCAGTTTATTGGGCTTTTCAATATAATAAATCTAATAAATTTCAAGTTCAAGATCAAAGAGGATCTGATAATCCTGATTTAATTATTAATGATTTAGGTGTTGAAATTAAAGACTATAGTTCTAAACAAATTACTTTAGGTAAATTCTTTGCAGATAAAAAATCATATGGACTATTAAGTAATCTATTTGGATTTAAAAGTTTACTTGAAGCCCTTAAAAATAAAAATTTTCCTGAAGGATCAGCATCCAACCCAGGAACATTTAAACCTTCAGAATTAGTAGAAGCATCTACTTTAATGTTAGAATTTTATAAAGAATCAAAATTAAAAGAATTTGCTGTAAAGTATCAATTTGATATGATTATTAACATATTTGAAAGAATAGAAGCTATATTACAAGAACTTAAATTAAATAGTAATGCTTCTCCCGAAGATATAGCTGCTGGAATTCTTAAAGTAATGATCCAAACAAAACTTAACAAAAAACCTATGATGAATAAAGAAATAGGATATGTTTTAAATGTTAATGTTGGAGGAAAAGGAGATTTTGTATCAATAACAAATGAAAAAATAGATTCTCTTGATAGTAAATCTTTACTTGATAATATAGCTGTAGCCTCTTCAGAAATGAAAATGAATTTTGACGCTTTATTTAAATAACATGGACAAATCACGTTTAAAACACCTTATTAAAGAAGTATACTTAAAAAAAGATGCTTGCAATTGTGGTTGCCACAGCTGTGACAATGTAGGTAATACTGGTGTTGTACTAAATGAAAGTTTAGTTAAAAAAGAAATATTGTCGGAGAATCTGCGATATCACGTGGATAAACAACTCCCACTTACCGAAAACACGTTCCGATATGGTTCCGAATCGTTCCTTAATTTATGGGCAGAAGCTCGTTCACTATATTTACGTGAAATTATTCATGTAAACGAAGATGATAAAGAAATTTTAGAGGAAACTGATTTAGGTAACTTTGGTTTATATGAAAATCAAAAAGTGCCTTTAGATTTACTTTTACTTGAAAACGAGGAACTTGAAGAAGCAGAAGATAAAAAGAAAAATCCACCAATTGGAAAACCAAAACGTGGAGGATCTAAAAAATTCTATGTTTACGTAAAAAATCCTCAAACTAAAAAAATTAAAAAAATTAGTTTTGGAGACACAACAGGTCTATCAGCTAAAATAAACAACCCAAAAGCTAGAAAAGCATTTGCTGCACGTCACGATTGTAAAAATAAAACAGATAAAACAAAAGCATCTTACTGGAGCTGTCGCTTACCACGTTATGCTAAATTGTTAGGTTTAAAAGGCTCTTTTAGCGGCTTTTGGTGATAATATACAACCTTTAATATTTATAATAAAAATGGAAAAATACGCAAAGTTAATTTCTTTCTTGTTTCATTCTAGAACACAAGCTCATGTATTTCACTTACAAACTACTTCATTCGCTGAACATAGCGCTTTAAATATTTATTATGATGAAATTATTGAATTAACTGATGGTTTAGTAGAGTCATATCAAGGTAAATATGGTGTTTTAAGAGGATATTCAAATTATCCTTTGTTAGAGTACACTGACAAAAATCAAGTAATAACTTACTTTGAAGCTTTAGTTAGTAAAGTTAGTGCTTTAAGAGAAGGTATTCCCGATTCATACATTCAAAACCAAATTGATGGTGTTATGGAATTGTTAGAATCAACTCTATATAAATTAAAATGTCTAAGCTAAGAGACTTAATTAAAGAAGTCCTACAAGAGGAAAAAGAAAAACGAGACAGATGCTTACGCATTGCTGATCGCAAATTTGATAAACCTTCCGCTTATAAATCAGGCGCTGTAGTTAGGTGCCGTAAAGGAGGCATTTGGAAAGGTTTAAAAGAAGAAGTAATCCAAGAAAAAGTAAAAGAAACTCTCCATACTTGGTTTTCCCGCAAAGGTGAACCTGGTAAAAAAGGTGGATGGGTAGATTGTAATTCACCAATTAAAAAAGATGGTGAAATAACAGGATATAAATCTTGTGGTAGAGAAAAAGGAGAAGAACGTTCAAAATATCCTTCATGTCGTCCTACAGCAGCTCAATGTAAAACACCTGGTAAAGGTAAAACTTGGGGTAAAACAAAATGATTAAATTAATAAACATATTAAAAGAAATTACTGAAGGTAGACAAATAGGAGAAATTTATCATTTTACCTCACTAGACTCAATACCTGACATATTAGAATCTGGAAAATTAGAACCAGCCACAGATAGATCAGAAAAATTAGGATTTATATCATTTACAAGAAATAGAGCTTTATCAACTTTAGGAGGTTTTAAATCTCAAGTTAGAATAACAATAGATGGGGATAAATTATCAAATAAATATCAAATTCTTCCATATGCTCAACTTAAACCTGAAACTAAAAGAGATGAAAAAGATTGGGATACTCCATATTCTCGATTTACCCAAAATTCAGAATCAGAATTAATAATTCCTTCTAAAAAATATAGTGGTAAAATTAATATAACACCTTATATTAAAAAATTAGATATAATAATTTATGATGATATGGACACATATCATGAGGATCAAATAGGTGAAATTAATAAAATTAATAATATTTCTAAAAAATTAAATATTCCTGTAGAATATTACAAATATCCAAATCGAAAAAATAATTCATATTGGTCTCCTCAAAAAAATAAAACTGTAAATTAAAAATTATGATTAAATTAACAGATATACTAAGCGAAGCTGAATTAAATAAATGTCCTATTCCAACTCAAAATATAGAGTTGAATTTACAAAATAGACAAAAAGCAATCAATGAGTATGGATATGGACCTTTAAATCCAAATGAGCCAAATGATAAATTTTGGCAAACCAAAGCAGACATGTGGCAACTAGATTCTGTAGAAGAAGCTAAAACTTCACGTTGTGGTAATTGTGCGGCATTTGATGTTACAACAAAAACATTAGATTGCATAGCTAAAGGAATTGGCACAGATGGAGGATCAGAAGATCCATTTGACGTTATTAAAGCTGGAAAATTAGGATATTGTAGAATGCATAAATTTAAATGTGCTGCTGCTCGAACTTGTGATGCTTGGGTTGTTGGTGGTCCTATTACAGATGATAAAACCGTATAACGATATAGAAGTTACAGATACTTATATTATTCGTGAATTTAACGAAAATATAGACCCAATAGAACTTATGTGGCATCGCGATGATGAATCTCGTACTATTGAAATTTTAGAAGATACTAATTGGCAACTTCAGTTAGAAAATTGCTTGCCTACCTCACTAAAAGATCGTATATTTATACCAAAACACGAGTGGCATCGTGTAATTAAAGGAACAGGAACTTTAAAGTTAAAAATACATAAATCATGAAATTAGATAATTTAAAACAATTAGTTAAAGAAGAACTTAATCGTACTTTAAGTGAAAATGTAAGAAACAATAAAGATATTAAAGCTGGAGAATATGAAATAACATATGAACCAATGATTGGAGAACCTAAAACTATTACAGTTAAAGTAAAAGAGGACACTACTCCCCGCGATACAGAAAATTTTTGGAGAAGTTTATTATCTAAAACTCATAAAAACTATAAGTTAGAAGATCGTCAAAAGAAAATAAAAAAAATAGTAAAAAAATAACTTACAGACAGATTCATAGCCTGTCGACTTAAAAAAAATAATATTGGAGTTGTGGCCCAAATCTTTGGATTTGGGTCTTTTTTTTCGTATATTTAAACATAAAATAAAACATGGACAAGAAAATAGTAATAGTAGGAGCAGGTGTAGCAGGTATAAATGCTGCAACAAAATTAGTAGACAACGGATATCCTGGAAAACTTATTACCATAATTGATATGGGTAAAGATCCATATAACCGCTTACCTGAAGAGGTAATGACAGGTATGCTAGGAGCTGGAGGATGGAGTGATGGCAAGTTAACTTACCATACCGCAATTGGTGGTGTACTATCAAAATACACAGGTGAGGAAAAAGCAATGGAATTGATGGATCAAGTGATTACCAATTTTAAACGTTTCCATCCTAAACCAGAAGAAGTACAATGTTCAAATCCTGAATCTGAACCTGAATTTATTAAACCATATTTTGGTTTACGTTTATTTCCGGTATGGCACGTAGGCACAGATTATTTATCTGAAATTGCTAAAAATTGGTACGATTATTTAGTGTCTAAAGGTGTTGACTTTAAATGGAAAGCTAAAGTTTATGCTATTGATTTTGAAAATGAAAGAGTATTAGGTAAATTTTTAGATAAAGAAAACCATGAACTAGAATATAGATACGATGAACTTATATTTGCAGTAGGCAAATCAGGAATTGATTTTGCTCAACAACTAGCAAACGAATATAAACTACCAGATGAACCTAAATCTGTGCAAATTGGAGTTCGATTTGAAGCACCACAAGAACACTTTCAAAATCTAATTGATATTTCATATGACTTTAAGTTATATAGAAAATTTGACGATAAAGGTGTTTCATTGCGTTCATTTTGTACAAACAATAATGCAGCATTTGTTGCTGTAGAGGAAACATATGGTGATGTAAGTTACAATGGACATGCTAAAAAAGATCCAAAATATTTAAATGGAATGACCAATTTTGGCATTTTAATGGAAATTAAAGGTATTGATAATCCATTTGAATGGTGTAGAAAAGCAGTTAAAAAAGTACAAATTGATGGAACTGGAACATACTATAGCCCATCACGTAAACCATCACTAACATCAGAAGGTACAGATGTATCATCGATTCAAGTAGAGGATTTAATGTATTTATATGATTCATTAGGTGAATATGCTCAATATATTGTTGATTTTATTGAAGATATGAAAAAAGTATTCCCTACACTTAAAGATGATTGGGGAATTTATATGCCGGAAGTCAAATATCTTTCACCAGAACCATTAGTAAATTATGAAGATCTTAGTTTAACAAAGTATCCTAACGTACATTTCGCAGGAGATGCTTTAAGTGCAAGAGGCATTAGTGTTAGTGGAGCTCACGGTGTGTTTATAGCTGAATCTATATTAAAAGAGGAATAACAGTTTCTGAACCTACCAATATTTATAATAAAAATACCATGGGTAATTATTACATATATTTTCATAAAAATTCAAAAACTTTAAAAGTGTTTTATGTAGGATTAGGTTCTTATATTTTATATCAAAAATATAAAAGAGCTGAAGATTTAAAAAAAAGAGGAAAACACCATAAATATTATGTTAAAAAATATGGTGATCCTATTATAGAAATAATACATGATAATTTAACTCAAGAAGAAGCATGTTTATTAGAAATACAATATATATCTCAATATGGAAGAAAAAGATATGAAACTAATGGAATATTAGTAAATAAAAGCCTTGGGGGGCAAGGAGGAAAACAAGGAGTTACAGTAACTAAAAAAACTAGATTAAAACAATCATCAAAATTAAAAGGTATTCCAAAACCTCCCGGATTTGGAGATAAAATAAGACAAAATAGAGACCATAAAGCATCTGGAGTAAAATCTTCCATTACAAACCAAAAACATTATACTCAGGGAAGTGAAAGAAATAAAAAAATCTCTCAAAAGCTAAAAGGAAGAAAAGTAGACTGGACAGGTGATCATATCCTCCAATTTGATTTACAAAACAATTTTATCCAGGAATGGCCTAGTATTAGACAAGCTGGTTTTAAATTAAGAGGAAATCAAGGTGAATCTATTAGAAAATGTCTTAAGGGTTTACAAAAAACAGCTTATGGGTTTACTTGGAAATATAAAAATAAATTACTATGAAAAAAGAAAAAAAACAACTTACAGAATCTGAATCAAAACAAATTGATCAAGATATTCTTTTTATTCGTCAATCTATTCAAAAAGCTAAAAAAATTTTAAAAGAAAAATATGGGAAGGATATCTAAATTACTTGCTGAAGTATTAGCTTCTAATTATATTAAAACTATAGAATCTTTATTAACCCAAATTAATTGGGATGATGCGGATATTGGTTTTTTAGATATTAAAAAATCATGTTATATTTTAATTAACAATATATCTAATATAGGGAAATATGAAGGAGAAAATGCTTCAAGACATTTAAAAGTATTAAAAGATGAAGCTAAGAACCTCATATATATTTTAAAAAATTTAATAAAAAATCAAAACGAAAACTAATGAAAATAGGATTTACAGGAACTATTAGTGTAGGTAAAACTACATTAGTTAATGCTTTAAAAGAATTACCAGAGTTTGCAGACTATCATTTTGCAACAGAACGTTCAAAATATTTACGTGATTTAGGTATTCCATTAAACACAGATTCAACATTAAAAGGTCAACTTATATTTTTAGCTGAACGAGCTAGTGAATTACTTCATAAAAATATGATAACAGATCGTACAGTAATTGATGTTATGGCATTTAGTCATTTATCAACTACTATTCCATTTTTTATATCTGCTGATTTAAATAAGGCTGTATCTGAATTAATACGAGATTATGATTATATATTTTATGTTTCACCTGAAGGTGTAGAATTAGAGGATAATGGAGTTCGTGTAGTAGATTCTGAATATAGAATGGAACTTGATAAAACTATTAAACAATTACTAGAACAACATAAATTTAAACTTAATTCTCTTAAAGGATATTCTGAACTATCAGGTACTACCGAGGAAAGAATACAAAAAATTAAACAAGTAATGTCCCTTTAATATTTATTAATAAAATACAATATGAAACATACTCGATTACTTGAAATTATACGTGAAGAAATTGCTGGTGCTTTAGGTGAAACCACATATGCTGGAAAGAATTCTATTAACCAACTAAAAAAAGATCCTAAATTTAGTTCATTAAGTGGAGACGGAAAAATCAATGCTACAAAAGAACTTACATCTGGAGGTACTGTAGAACTTGAAGAAGATGCTTTAAATGAAGTTCCTGATTTTGGTGGAAGATATGACAAACAAGTATCAGATAAATATGGTGAAGATCAAACACTAGAAGATGCTACAAAAGATATAACAGATGAAATACTTAAAGATATGGGTGTTTCAAGAGATGACCTTAAAAAAGATGCAGATAAGGCAAAAGATGTACTTAAAGCTATCCGTTCTAAAGTAGTTGGTAAAGCTAGAGACCCAAGAGTTGCTAAAGCTTTAGAAAAACAAGAAGAATTTGATGATTCAGGTAATGCCCTTCAAGCAAACCAAACAAATAATGCAATTTTAAAAGCACTAGGATTAAAAGAACCAGGACAACGTGGTAGAAAAGCGAGTGAAAAATCTGAACCTAAAGAAAAATCTACTAAAACAAAAGCAGAAAAATCACCTAAATCAGAAAAAACAGCTACTCTTACAAAGGGAGATGATGGATTCGATACAGTAGAATATTCAGATGATGAAGGATCAGCAGAAGCAATGAAAGCAGCAGGTAGTGATGAAACAGCAAAAGAATTAAGTAGCACACCTGAAGAAAAGAAAGTTAAATTTAACCAATTTTTAGCATCTGTTAAAAAAAATAAAGACGATAAAGCTAAAATTGATGGTATTTTAAAACTAGCAAAAGATAAATTTAAATTCGCTAAAACAATGATGGATGATTTAAAACGTGCTGCTGGTAGAGAAGTAGAAGTATAATGAAAGATAAATTAATTCAAATAAAGTTATCCCATCTTATCATAGGTGGGATACTTTTGTTGTTAACAATATTTTTACTTAAATGCAATTTTACTCCAACATTTGTCAACACATATGATAAAGAAAAAAAGGAAATAGACAGTTTACAAGTTGAAATTAGTAAATTAAAAAAATCTCAACTTGAATTAAATAAAGATATAGATAAACAAATATTAATTACAGATTCATTAAATAAAGAAATTAAAATTACAGAAAAAGAGCTAACACAAACACGCACATATTATGCTAACAAAATTAAAAATATCAATAGTTCTTTTCCTTCTGAGCTTAACGAGTTTTTCACAGAAAGATACAAGTAAAATTTGCTTTTCATATAGTAAAGCAAAACTAATAGCAATTGACTTAGTTAGAGGAGATTCAGCTATAGCAGAATTAAAAATCACAAATAAATTAGTTTGGCAATTAAATGAAAAAATTAGTACTCAAGATAGTACTATTACACTTTACATAGTTAAAGAACAAAATTATATTAGTCAAATAAACAATTACGATAAAATTTCCACTAAAAAAGACGAGATAATAACGGGTCTTGAAAGTAATGTTACTAAATTAACTAAGAAAAATAATCGTTTAAAAACAGGACTTAAATACCTTGGTGGGGGATTCGTGGCTTCCATACTTACTATTATTACCTTGACATTAATTAAGTAATGGCTGAAGATCTAAAAAAAGCGATAAGAGAAGAATATGTAAGATGTGCAACATCTCCGGCATATTTTATGAAAAAGTATTGCTACATTCAACATCCAAAACGTGGTAGAATTCAATTTAATCTTTACCAATTTCAAGAAAAAGTATTAACTTTATTTCAAGAAAATCCTTACTCAATGGTTTTGAAATCTAGGCAACTAGGAATTTCAACTTTATGTGCGGGTTATTCTTTGTGGATGATGATTTTTCATCAAGATAAAAATATACTTTGTATTGCTACAAAGCAAGAAACAGCTAAAAACATGGTTACCAAAGTAAGGTTCATGTATGAAAGTTTACCTTCTTGGCTTAAAGAAAAAGATAAACCTACCGAAGACAATAAATTAACATTACGTTTAAAAAACGGATCTCAAATTAAAGCAACAGCAGCATCCAGTGATGCAGGCCGTTCAGAAGCCGTTTCTTTACTAATTATAGATGAGGCCGCATTCATCAACAATATTGGAGAAATATGGGCTTCAGCACAACAAACATTAGCTACAGGTGGTGGATGTATTGCTTTATCTACTCCTTATGGTACCGGTAATTGGTTTCATCAAACATGGGTTGCTGCAGAAATGGCAGAAAACAGTTTTCTACCAATTAGATTACCTTGGCAAGTTCACCCTGAACGAGATCAAGTATGGAGAGATAGACAAGATTCTGACTTAGGAATTAGAATGGCAGCACAGGAATGTGACTGTGACTTTTCTACATCTGGAGATACTGTATTTTATCCTGACGACATAACATTTTACGAAAAAACATTTATAAAAGATCCATTAGAAAAACGTGGAGTAGACCAAAATCT